AAATGTGACTTTCCATCCTTTTCATACTTAGGTATAAGATATTCAAGCATATCCAGCAGCATTTTATAGAATTCCTTACTTTCTTCAAGCCCCATTACATAATTCATGACATCTTCATGATTTCCTGTTTTATATTTTAAATCCTCAATATAATAAGGGTTGGGTAAAAATCTCAAATCAAACATCAGATGTAGATCCAGTGGTATTCCATTCTTAAATCCGAAAGAAGTAAGATTTACATTTAATTTTGCCTTTTTACCTGAAAATTCCTTTTCCAGTATCTGCTGAAGTTCTTTCGCAGAAGTTTTAGTTGTGTCTATTACTAAATCTGCTTTCAACATAAAGTCTTTAATCATCTTTCTTTCGGCTTCAATATTTTCAAGTAAAGTATCATGCAGATTTAAAGGATGTTTTCTTCTTGATAGTTCATATCTGCTAAGAAGTACACTTGTTCTGGCATCAAGATATATAATTTCATAATCTATCTTACTTTTATCCAAGAATTCAAGCTGTTTTAAAAACTGTTCTATAAATTCCTGATTTCTTATATCTATTGCAACTGCAAGTTTATTTCTCTTTTTATTACTTAGAAATATTTCATTTAAATACTGAAACAAACTTATTGGAAAGTTATCAATGCAGAAATATTCCCTGTCTTCAAAAAAATTCATTGTTTCAGATTTTCCTGCCCCACTCATTCCTGTTATTATGACAAGTTCTTTTCCTTCTTCTTCATATTCCATTTCTATCTTAATTCCTCTCCCTCTATTTTACAGCCAGTTTCTTTTTATATTTTACTTTATTAAGATTTGTATTTTGTCCAATCTCTTGATTGTGGCAAGTTCCTGTTACCAACAACAGTTGTACTTGCTGTTTTATCATCAGCATAAAGCTTATCAGACTTCTGTCTGTTGCATTGCCAGTGGGCTAACTGTAGATTTTTAATATCTGATGGATGACCATTTCTATTGATTGGAATAATGTGGTCAATGACTGGTGATAAAGGATGTGGATACTTCAATGACTTATCTACTGGTAGTCCACAAATCCCACAAGTATTTCTTGTCTTAAGAATAATCTTCTTATTCTTTTCAAAGGCGACTCGGTGAGGACCACTCCGGTCTGGTCTTTCTTGGGGGGTATTCATTTAGGGATGGTCCTTTCTTTTTAGTGGGTATGGGGGTATAATTCCATGATGTAGGAGGGGGAGTTTTTTAATCTCCGGCACCCTCGTATATTTAACATATCTTATATTCTGTTAAATAAAATCAACATCCTTAAACATCACTTGTAGCAAGTGCTTACATCTATTTTATTAAATACTAATTTACATTTTCTCAATGTGTTAAATAAATAGGTATTTAATAGCTAAAATTCATCATCGAATCATCCAATTCATCTTGCTTAATACCTATGTAGTCAAGTGTGATGTCTGGCGATGAATGATTAAATAATTCCATCAAGATTGCTACATTTTGATTTCTCCTGTAATGATGATAGCCAAATGACTTTCTCATAGAGTGGGTTCCAATATTCTTCAAGCCAACATGTTCAGCAGCTTGTTTTAAAATTTGGTAAGCTGCAACTCTTCCGATATGCGCTATACGTACACCATCTGTCCTAACTTTCTTCTTACTCGGAAATAGATAGTCATACCCTTGAAGGTTATTTTCTCTGATGTAATGATTTAAAGTCTTTCTTAACTCTGGATTGATAGCAAATCTCTTGACCTTACCTGTCTTCTTCTCGACGACTTCTATTCTATCACCTGTAACTTGTTTGACCTGAAGAGGTATGATATCGCTGATGCGCATTCCAGAGTATAGACCACACATAATCAGAACGTAGTTTCGTTCACTCTTTGACTTCAAAAAATCTTTCATCCGCTCAATGTCGTCAAGTTCACGAATAGGTTCTACTTTTCTCACAATATCACCTCCAAACTACAATAAAAGGCAGGTTGTGCCTGCCTTCATAATTATTTCATAATATAATTTTAGCACATTAAATTATATATTTACTCCGAACTTACTCCAAATTTACTCCAAGAAAACTCCAAAAAAACTCCAAAAAAACTCCATTTTTTATTCCAAAATTTCAACCTGTTCACCATTGCGATATAATTCAGCAAATGCCATTAAGGCCCTGTCCAAAATATCGTAATAAGAACTTTCTGAAAGTGATAAATCCATTAAGATTGCTTCATCTTTTTTACAATCCCACTGAAGGTATTTTTCAAAAAGAATTCTACGATAGAGGGGATCATGTAGACCACTTACTGCTTGTTCAATCGCATCAAGTTCAAGTTCAGCATCAACTTTTCGAATGGCTAATTTCTCAACCTGGCTAATCCTGACTGAAGATTGAGACCGTGGCATAAATGAGTAGGTTGTTGTTACCTTCTGCCCATCTATGTCATTAGCCACTCTTCTCCATCTAAGATATCCTCTCAGAATTCTCTTGGCATTTTCTTTTGTTTTCGATTCATTAATATCAGGAAAGAAAGGCATCGTTCACCTCTTTTCTATGCCATGTAATATTTCTAAGCCTATTGAATTTTTAAATAACTTTTCCATCAAAGACTAATGTAATAGTCCCTGTACCATCTCTATGTTTAGAGACCAAAGCACGACAATCTGATCCAAACTCAATTCCTTCAATCGTGATACTACGCTTTGTTTTATTAACATTGACGATAGAGCCATTTGCTGTCTTAATTCTCATGCTTCTGCTCCTCAATCAACCAATCAAGGTTTTTTCTAGCTTTCTTCAAATCTTCAATACCGTTCTTCTTTTGGAAACGTAGTAGATACTTGATTGTATTTCCCCAACACCATGCAGACTTACCAATTAAGTTACCAATAAAATTATCAATCACTTCAATGCTTTCAAGACCTTTTGAGCCTTGGTAATGGCTTGGTTTATTTACATTATCACTAATGAAATAATCCTCATCTTTTACGAATGCACCGTCAATCCAGCGACCTTTACGGTCTTTGATTTCCTGGTATGCTAGTTCAAAACATTCATCGAAATCATAACCAAGATTTTTTAGATATCCAATACAGCGTACTAGATTGTGCCTACATAGTTCTTTGCTTGCAAACCCTTGTGATAGTTGAAACTCACTAATGTTCGCATTGAGTGAGATGAAGCTTTCCATCACATCTTTCTTGCAGATACTGTCAGACTCTTTAAAAATCTGATTTACATCTTCCTTAATTAGTAGTGCTAGACCGACAATCACGACTGCACAGTCTCCAATACTATCCTTCATAAGCTGTTCATTTTTCTTGAGATAACCAGCGCATAGCTCTCCGAATTCTTCACTGAGTTTGAGCGATTGCTTGTCTAATCGCCCACCATTTTCGAGGTCACGATCAATAAACCATTGCTTTACGTTTTCTAGTGTGTTCATAATTCAACATTATCTCCAATTTCTGTATTATTGTATCTATCCTCACTCACCACAAACACGTTCCAGTTAACCGTGATAGTGAATAGACTGCCGATTTTTCGTTTTTCTGTAACCTTACCAGTAATAGCATACTTACTATCAGCGTGATAGACTAGCAAGGGTTTATCTAGCTGACTACGTTGCATGAATAACAAGCAAGTAGTTAATAGGCAATAGCCAATTAAGAATCGTTTCATTCTTCCATCTCCTGCTTTGGTTTAAAAGGCAATTCTTTTCTTGCTTCACTCATAATATGAGGATTGTCTGTTGGCAATGTTGCGAAGTATGTTCTCGACACTGCCGCTTGACAAAAAATCATTTCATCAAAAACTAGCTGACATAACTCCACTAAACACTCCTCAATATCAAAGACCTCGTTATCGTCTTCACTATCCATTTGTTCTTCATAAAATTCTGCAATTTCACAAGCTTTTCTGTACAACTTACCTGCAAAATCTCTTTTCATTTCTTCCATCACTATACCTCTTCAGCGTTTTTAAGAGTAAATCCAACTCCATACATTAACAGATAACTTTGAAGTCTTACAAAGTCTTCAATCAATTCCGCTTCTTGTACATCGTATTCGGCGATTTCATCCAAAAAATATTCTATGTCATCATGTTGCACACTGCCGTACTCTGTTCTAGTGTGATGCATTTCAACTTCATAACCATCTACATCAATTATGTAATGAATCCCATCTGTCGAATTTTCGTATTTATAATCTTTAATAATCATTCACCCAACCTCTTCCTTCGCATACTGCAACCATACAAGAGTTTCATATAGTCCCCTTGCATGTCTTTTGATATCGCTCAACTCATAACCGTCTAGTTCATCGGCTATTTTCAAAATATCGATTTCTAAATTTTCGATAGCTAGAATAAAATCTTTTGCATCTTTCAATCTGTTACCTCCTTAAAGCGCCCATCTATTTTTGGACTTATTTCTTTTAAAAATGAGATTTTTCTTTTCTTTTTTCTTCTGCTTGTGATATTCGCTATCTTTGTTAAAGATAATATCTTCATCTTCAATTAGTTCAGGAATGAAGCGTCCAGATGGGTATCGTTCAGGTCGTTTCATCTTGCACCTCCCATAAAATTATTAACAAGGTTTTGCTGTTCAGTATCGATTATTTTATTTCTATAATTCAATATCGGAGCCATAACATCATTTACCAATGCAGGCTTCAAAATGATTTCGTTGGTTTCCAAGAATCTTTTACCGTTGATTTTGATTTTAATATCATAACCGTTAGCGATATGTTCAAGGTCATCTTTAGACAGGGAGATTTCAAATTTACTCATCACTCCACCTCCTTAATCTCAATACCCGGACAATCAAATACCCAGCCAAATCCCGCTTCTTCTAACTCTTTGCGGGTGAACTTAGTTTTAAATCGATACCACTCACCGCACCAAAACATTTTTCCATCTTCTTCGCACAATATCTGAGCATGGTTTTTGTAATTTCTCGCTTTTAGCATGGAAATGCGATACCGCTTTTCTTTCTCAACAACATAGCCGAAAAGTATAGCTCTTATTAATCTTTTTCTGTTTTCAAGTTCCCTAAACTCTTCACTCAAGTCTTTTAATTCTTCACCATTGTTATCTCTTAAATAATAACCCCAACCAGTTCTTGAAACTAGATATAAAGCTGTCGTAACATCACTTTCACAATTAAAATCAAACGTTTCAAGGAATTTTGCTTCTTCCTCAGATACTGTGACCTTTTCGGATTCGTCTAGTTGTTCGATTTTTTTGATAATTCCGTTTACATCAATACAATTTATAATTTGACTTTTATTTTCTTTTATGGCATTACAATAATCTATCAATTCTTTTTTTTTCATTCCTCTACCTCCTCAACTTCGATTCCTGGACAATCGAATACCCAACCAAAGCCGGCTTGTTCAAGTTCTTCGTAAGTGTGATTAGTTCTGATTGCATCAATCTCCATTTTGGATTCAATAGTCCAAGCCTTTTCTGCTTTTCGATAATTTAAGTAACTATTATAATCGGTAATTCCAATAATCTTCACAATATACCGCTTATTTTTCTCGATTGTGTAGCCATTGATCCAAGCGAGTGCAAGCGTATCTTGGTTACATTCGTCATA